CAACAGTAGCAGAAATAGGTCTGATCTGTGGAGCTAAGACAATATTAGCCAGATTCAACTGATCAGGTGCAATATACACCCCTGCCGGAGACCCTGCGATAATCTGTGCGGCGGTGGCGGGGGTGAGACCTACACTTGCTGGATTCAACAAATCCCAAAAAGCTGGAGAAGTTGCATTATACTGAACTATACAATCTGCTCCGGCGGCTGGTATATCACCTATTGCTACAGATTGACCACCGTACTTATTAAGAGGCAGCGTTGCTAAACCATTAGGAGTGAAGGATGGAGATGTGGTTAGATTCTTAGCTGTTGCTCTAAAAGCAACTATCATTAAATCTGTAAGGACGATTGGAGGTGTGTATGTTACTATGATTGCGTCGGAAGTTCCTGTTGCTATCACATTTGGGATATTTCCGGCGGGACCTTGAATGCCTTGAAGACCTCTTATATTTCCTACAAGAGTCCAAGATGGAGAACTGCCCTGCTTCTGGTAAACATCTCCATTCACAACATTCAAATCATAATCGCCAAGAATTCCTGTTGCTCCACTTGGAACACCAATACTATTATACCAGACAGAACCAGGAGACCCTGTGCTGCCTATTGAAACAAACAATGAGAAGTGAGTTGGATCTGATCCCGGAACTGTAATTGAATTATTTATTGCAAGAATACACTGATAACTATTCCCGGCATTAGTCAATACATCGTAAGCTGCATAATTATTGCCCGAGACCCATGCACCACGCCAATTAAATCCCTGACCTGTTGCACCTACATAAACAACAGCTCCAGTATTGCTAAGAACTGTTACAGTGTGCCCATCAAAATGCAAAGAATATCCAGCCGGCAGCTGTAAGTTCTGGGCAATAAGCCTTCTTGAAGTTTGAGGAGAAGACGCTGGAAGATAATAAAGATTGATATTGTTTACCATTGCGCCTGTATTAACAAGGACGATAGATAAAACAGCATCAGCAGAAGCCGCTGTATAAAGAATCCCCTTGACCGCTGGGAGCTGCCCATTTGCGAGAGCTGTCAATACGCTATTTTTATATCCATAAAAGGAATAATCTACCTGATTTGCATTGGTAGCATCTCCTTGGATTATATCTCCATTATTTAATGCTAACATTTATCCACCTATTAATGAATACATGATTGCTTGCTGAACAGTTATCCCGCCACCAGATTGGTCTTGCCATTGAGTATCATAATCGGCAGCAGTTTTCTTAGCTAAAACTTGATTAGGAGACCCACCAACTGGGACACCTTGGCCAGGAGGACCGGGAGTTCCGCCTCCTCCACCAGTTTCTGTATAGTCGAGATTGCAAGTAAAAGGGTTGAAGATAAATTTTCCCATTATGGAAATGTCCTCTTGATCTTAGAAATATAATATGAAACCGGGGATCCGGCAGACACATAACTCAATACAAGTGTTGCCACTTTTACTCCCTGATAATAAAAGTCTACCTGTGACAAATTCATATTCACATCATAACTGCAATCAGCCTCATCTTTGGGATAGGGAACAAGATCACTAAGATTGATTATACTCCCCTGAACATCAACGGGAAGACCATCAACAACCGATCCATCGGGGAGCAAGACCTTCGTTGCTATGAAATTTGAGTTCTGATATATCTGCGCCCTTGTAGGATCGGGAGGTAGAACTTGCTGGCTCATATTTTATTCTCCATCTATCGCCATTCCATTAATGATATTCATGGCAAGCTCAAGGGAAGCCGCTTCGGTTATCAGTGCACCGCCAATCGAGTAGATAAGAAATCTGCCATCATTCTCTTGCTTGATTGTATATCCCTTATACTCTGTGCCCTCTGTATTGGTCGGTGTCTCTGCGGGGATTTCAACATTCTCTGCCGCTATGATCTCTGGCCCGGGCTGATCTCCTTCTCCAACATTAATATTGATTATGATGTCGGAGTCTTTATTTGATTTTAATATTGAGGCATCCCGGGCAAAAGCCTTCCCCTCTTTTGTCTTTGCATACATCCCGTTCTTGACGCCTTTGGATAAAAAATCACTGAGCAACATTTCACTCCCTCCTATTTACGCAACCCTTTTCAAATGAGATTCTCTCATTCTCTGTTTTGTTTCTTCAGAATGTTTTCTGCCAGTAAAACCAATCGTCGCTGAATGTCCTTTTAAAGAATCAGATATTCTTCTTTTAACTTCATTAGAACGAGGGATCCCTTTATTCCACGGGATATTTCCTTTTAAAGAAGCACTTATTTTTGTTCTTATCTGTTCTGGGATCTTTCTTTTGGAGGCGGCAAAGCTTAACTTCTCTTTATGTTCTTCTGAAAAAACTCTTCCCTTTAAAGAAGCAGCCATCTTAGCAATTTCTTCTGGAGTATGAATTCTATTTTTTTGAGAGATGCTCATTTTTCTTTTACTCTTCTTCGAATGACCAATGCCAGCAACAGGACTTATTTCTCCTCCGGGAGACATATTATACCCAAACTTCTTATTCATTGTTTTAAAAATAAAAATAGCTTTCTTTTCCATTTCAAGAATATAATCCTTTTCTCCAACAGCCAAAATTTTAAGTTTGACTGAATTATCTCCATATTTTCTAATTGCTCTATAAACAGCTTGAGGATATCCACTTCTCGCAAGCGCTTTATGGGTTACAAATCTTTTCTTTGAATCCTGAGAAATTCCAATGTATCTTTTCCCATTCAGAAAGATTAAATTATAAAGTTCATATTTCATGAATAATTTCCTTCAGGAATTTGAACATCCGGCCAGCATCTGCAATTGTAAATTTGCCCGGCATGGGTTATCGTACCATCACTTAGTTTTGGCGGATCATTCCACTTAATAAATTTGCCTTCCATTATCTTGTGTGATTTCCTAACTAACAAATCTTTAGAGGTCTTCCAAATGTAGCCCGTACTCCCAATAGACAAAGCCCTTGATTGAAGCAAAGTACTCGATGCTCTTGCAATCTCTGTCCGGGCAATCCGGGTTGCGACCACTTTGGATACCTTCTCGGACTCCATTATCTTCTGTGATATCTCATCTGCCCGGGCGCTCTGCATAAGATTCTCTGTGACCAATTCATGGACTCTCTCTGCAGCCTTCAAAGGTATCGATTTGATGAGTTCGACATTCTCCCTCATGAGTCTTTGAAAGGTCTCGCCCACATTTGACGACAATATCTCTTGCCTCATCTTGAGGGACATTTCCCGGCTATGCTGCCTCCAAGCATTGTAATCTTGATTGTTGACAGCCACAAGGATCCTTTTGCTGATTGTCTCTGCCCATGGCCCAATAAGTTCTGAATAAGCTCTCAGCGCTTTCCTTAACCTCTCTGCTGAAAGAGGATCGGTCGGGTTGTAACCTTTAATTAAATTTCCAACTTGTCTGGATACCCCTCTCAGAGCACGGGCATACTCCTCCTGGATCGCCTTTGACTTTTGAAAAGGAGCTTCCGGTAAGTCTTGAATCAGGTCTGCCATTATTCTTGTCCTCCCTTCATTGCCGCCTTCCCTTCTTTCTCCATCTGCGCCAATCGAGTATAGTAGTCTGGTATCTCTGTTAAATGATCCAATGTTATTCTCAATGAGAGAATGGGATTGTTTGTATGTTCAAGCTCGACTTTCTTTCCCATCTCAACTTCTTTATCATCGAATTGTTTGCCCTGCCCCTCCTTCATAAACTTGCCCTGAGAAAGGAATGACTGAAGGAGGGAATAAACCATCTCTTCCAATTTATCAGCCTCCCAACCCAGTTGTTCAGCCATTTTATGAATCTCGCTATCTTTCACTTTTTTGTTATCGGCGAATAATTCGATTAATCCAGATTCAACATGACCTGCTTCTCCCAATAAAGAGCCGATTCCTTTGTAAACCTCTTCAGCATCTTTTTGTATGAATCTTCCCTTCCTTATCCTCATATCGGTGAGCAACATTACTTTGTCCTCCATTGCGCAAAAACTACAGGACTAATATAGGCCTTCAGAGCAACTGCAGGAGTATTGCCGAGTTTGGCTGCGACCTCTTTTGCAACCTTGAGAACCGCTTTTTTATAGGCCTTCTCATCTTTGGGAGCTTCTGTCGTTCTGTATGGGAGGGTGTACATTATTCCTCTTCGTCCTCGTCGGGATTGAACCCCAACATTTTAATTAGCATAGCAGACGCAGGTTCATCAACATCGTCATCCGTATCGTTACTATACTTGCGCCAATCAAATTTATCTGTTCTAATATTTCCGTATTGTGTCTCTGGATAATCTTCCATAACGCCTCCTTATACCCCGACTCCGGCTTTAGTCTTCCAGTCAGTCCATATACTTGCGACTATATACTGCTTCAAAGCTATTGCTGGAGTATTATTTAATTGTTCGGCTACTGTTTTGGCAACCGCCAAAACCTTCTTCTTATAATCTTTTGGATCTGTTGGCGCTCCCATTGTCTTCATTGTTTGCAATGCTAAGTCCGTCGCTATCTTAAGCCTAAAACTCTTAGGAGTAAATCCTCCACCATCAAGAGACTTGACATAATTAAGACACATATTATAATTGGCAGCAAATAAATTATCCGCAGGCTTCTTACCTGCTACCAAACTCTTCAACTCATCGGCAACCTTCTTATCTGTAACAGTGTAGATATTACGCTTGGCGTCTTTACCAATAAAATCTAATTTAACCGTACCGTCTTTCTCAGCAACTATATGTCTCGCTTCTAGCGTCGATGCGCCGTAAGTTTTTATCCCCTTTATGCCGATAGCTTCTTTCTGACTGCCTATCCTTGCACCAGTGTTAGCTATTATCTTTGTAACGAAAGCTGACTCCTTTTTATCCTTATCCTTATAATCGTTATTGAGCTGTTGAACGATAGACGTATATTGCTTTCTCAGCTCTTGGTACATACTATCCTTAGCAATGTCCTTCCCACTATTATGCTCATCACTATAGACCCAGCCAACAATTTTACCTTCCTTGTTATGACCAACAGCCCACAAGTCTCCTTTGGGATCGGGATTAATAAGGACATTTTCCCACGCCGGTGCTATATAGGTATTAACCATATGCTTTGGAAGAGGCTTGCCCGATGACAATACGACCTTGCCTTCTTTATCCCGTTTCGTCTCTTCAAAAGACTGGGTAGACTTAGTGCGCTTGACTGTCTGTGTTCCCGCTTTAGATTCTTTACCTTCTCCTTCCTTCTTTCCCGATGTTCCACCTTCCCCCTTGCTGACAAACTGCCCGCCTTTCTCCCCTGATCCTCTGGGATGTTCTTCCTCTTTAAAAATCGTATCAAGAGAATTTAATATCTTCCTTCTCTTCTCTCTCCAAATATTAAAAATATCTCTAACAGATGATCTCCCGACATCTTGAGTTTCTTTTTCAGGAATCTTCTCCTTTTCAACATCGGGATCCGCAGCTCCGAGTCTCTCATTTGGCTTTTCGGCTCCTTTTGTTTCATCTGGCTTCTTCTCTCCTCCTTCTGGCCCGCCCTCAGCACCGGGTGCTCCCGGCATCGGAGCTTCAGGAGGATTATTCTCGGCTTCTTCAATATCCTCATCGGTTATATTTGTAAATACTCCAGTTATCCGGGAAGATTCCTGCAACTCTTTCATCGCGGTATGCAGAGGGATTAACCCGGCATCCTTTGCCTTGACAACCGTATCAACAACCTTGCCTGCAATCTCTGATTTTTCATTCTCAGACATTTGCCATAATGGGATAAACTTGAATTCAAAGTCATCGGGGAGGGCATGGCCTAACCTCGACATCGCTATGACTGCAAGCAATGGATCAAGCCGGGGACGGAGATCGTTCTCCTGTCTCTTCTTAATCCCGTCATAATAGTTTCTTATGTCGGTATCTCCCGTACTGAATCCGGCAGGACTCTGTCCAAATAACCTGACGAGAGGAGTATCAATAGAACCGGCGATCTGCTGGCCGAACTGCTGGAGGGCATCCGACACACCTGCAAAGGTATATGAATGAGTCGCAAATTCGTCTTCAGCATCAAGGACTGTCAATCCTTCATTTGTCTGCATTGACCGGATATACATGAACATCTTCATCATGGCCTCTTCCTGATTGCCACCTGCAGCAAGGGCAAGACGAAAATCCTTCACCCTGATAACCCGGAGATGAGATTTATACAACAACTGGGCAGCACCCTGAGTTGCAGAATCGAAGGCCAGAAGACGATCGAGGCATCTTTCGACGACAGACAATCCCCAGAGATTTTCAAACAATTTCTGATAATAAGGAAGCTCGATCCCGTCAAATCGGAGACAGCGTGTATGGTGGATCTTCTTTGATGGGAAAGTAGAGACCCCCGGCATCGCCTGATAGAATTTCGGCATGCCAATATCCGTTCCCAGATCGGTTATTAACTCTCCCATACTGGGTTGAACCATCCATCTATCAAGGACAACAAGCCCCTTGAATTTATCTTTCCCGACTCTTGTAATGTCGAGAGGAGCTTCATAATTATGTCCGTCTATCATCATGACAGCAAGACAACCTCCATAAAGTCTTGCCCACTTGATCGCCATTCCCAGATCATGCCATATCTTGAATTCGCTGATAGCAACTTGCATATCTTTGATCTCCGCTGGTTTCAATTTGGAATGCATCGAAATCCCAGCTTGAGTCATGTCTTCGGCGATGCAATCAATCGCCTTCCCGACAACCCAACTATCACGATAAGCTGCTTCAAGAGCGATTCTGTTTCTCGTGATGAAAGGTCCGAGTGCATATCCTGCCGTAGAAGATATATTGCTGGCCTGGATCCCCAGACGAGCAGTAAAATTTGCGAAGCTGTCTGTTGCCATCGATGATTGTTTCAATGTCGCATCTTTGGGGACAGAATCATCTACACCATATCTTTTTCTCCAGACCGGAGGTTGAGTAATTACAGGATAAGGCTGCAAGAGAGGGAGAGCTGAAGAGACAAGTTGTGGAGGCAATACTCCTCCGATATTGTCTGCTGCTCTTCTTATTGGTTCAACAAAATCTCTCTTGAAATCCGGCGTTGAATCTTTTGTCTTCTTTTTTGACATTGATTAATCCTCTTTTAGTTTGATTCCTGCTTTGCCCTTCTCTTCAAGAACTTCCTTGAATTGGCTGAACGGCATGAATGTAATAGGGCCTAACCTCTGCTGGGTGTCATAGTGCGCCAAATAGGCATCTCTTGCATGCTCCTCATCATCGAAGCCCAGCATGACCTTATCTTCATCATACTTTCCATTAATCCTCTGATGGATGATATAAACATTCTGTGATGTCGGATTCGGGCCGATGAAACAATCAACCTCATCCCCATCAACTCCTAATGTATGTTTTATAAAGCCATATGGATGAAAGAATTTTGTCTGCCATGGAGAGCCGTCAGGCTTCGTGCCTTCCCGGGTTGATCCCTCCGGATTCTCTATCGAGATCGTCAGTCCTTGAAAGTTGATCTCGTGAAGGGAGTCATCCTCACTCAAATCTGGATAAGTCTCTTTCAAAACCTTCTTCTGATCTGCTTTCCACTCTTCACTAAAATGCTCGGGAGTGAAGGGAATCGACATCGCATCTCTTGTCTTGAGATACTTGCTGCCCTTCAATCCTTTTAGGAAATCATAGAGAAGCATTTACTTCTCCTTCTCGTAGACAATGTCGTTTTTCTGTCCTTTGATCGGAGCCAAATGTTTATTATCTCCGTATGCTATCTCGTCGGGGATCCCCTCTGGGAAAGCTTTACAAGACGGAGACTCATCTTTTTCTGTCCCCTCTGGTTGAATCACTCCTCTTAGCCATTTGCATTTACGCTTATAACAATTCGGTTCTCCGATCATGATTTGTCCTTTTTAAAATACTTGGTCATATAATTTTCAATTGATTGAGGCAGATTGCCTTTCTTATAATTAGGATTTGTAAATTTTGCGAAACTCTCTGCAAATCCTTCCTGATACCAATCTTCCGGATTTCTATCAACTCCCATTGGAGTTGCTTTTATTATTGTTCCAGCATACTTTGAAACTGTCTTTTCCAGAGCAATAGACCCTCCCATTTTTTCACAAACATCATACCATTCTCTTCGGGCTTTTTACCTATGCAAAACATCATGTGGTGGCCTAATTCATGATTCAAAACATCTCCATCGCTGTGCCCATTATTCTCCGAGCCAAAAACATATCCAACCTTGCCAGCATCTGTATCAAATTTAAGTGCATCTCTTCTTTTCAAAGCCTTCATTGTAATTGCAGGCATTGCACCATCTCCCGTTTTGTCCTCATAAACTCCCCGAGATCTTCTTCCCATTTCATGTCCATATCTCGATTTAAGAACTTCATTCTCTCCCTGATACTTAATAAAACTCATACGATGTTTCTTTAACTGGAAATGCACTTCCGGGAATTGATTACAAAGCTTCGATAAATGACTGCCAGTTGCATTGACCTGCTCGATTGATCCAGAGACACTATTAATATTGAAGTTGGCCTTGATATATCTATTCGCGACCTGTCTCTTTGCCTGTTCTTCCCATGTCGTCTTGCCGATCTCTGTAGGAGGAGGAGCCAATACTTTTTCGAGTTCATTTATGGTCTTTCGATGTTTTACCATTTCATCAAAATCATTTTTCTCCCGCGCTTCCTTGTGAGCCTTTCTCGCCTCTTTCAGTTTCTCTTCGTTACTCTTCTCCTGTGACTGTGATTCTTCCTTCTTTGATTCAGACTCCTCGGATCCGGATGAACTCGATCCTCCCCCTTCAACAAATTGCCCGGGATTATTCGGCTGTCCACGAGGATGCTCTTCCTCCTTGAAACCAGCATCTCTGGTTTTCAAATATCTGCTTCCGGGAAGACCTTTCAAGAAATCATAAAGAAGCATTCATAACCTCCAGTATATCTGGGCTGATTGAAAGAGAATCTGGAGTATAATCTCTCTCCGCGATCTGATTACAACTATTGCAAAACTTGCGAGCTGGCAATTCACCCGTCCAAAACAATTTCATCCTATGTTTGACCATACAACGAGGACAAATACAAGAGGTCGATTTTGCCCGACGGGGAGTCCAGCTCTCTTGCATTATGTCACCATGCTTTCCACATCAAATAAGAAACTATATTCAAAGGGAGAATCCTGGCCAAGCGTGATATCATCATTTGTTCCCTGTACAACAAGAACCCGATTCTCTACAATCATCGTAGGATCTACGATCTGGAGATCATCCCCTTCAAGAGTTATGATCGTGAAGACACCTGTGGGGATGATAGGAACATTCTGTCGGCTGTTGATGATATTCTTTTGTTTATCCATGAGAGACCAATTCATCGTCTTTGGGATGCAGGGATTTCCCGCCGAATCAAAACTCGAAACCTCGATCCCATAACTGCTCTGCTCTCTCGCATTTGGTAGAAGCTGTGTGCTGCTCATGGTTCACCTCAATTCAATGTGATCTGCGGTGTTACTTGGATCGGTGTCTGGGATCCGGTTACATTAAAAGGACCACCGGTAAAAGCTTCCGCCCAGAGAAGTATCCCGGAGATCGCTCCGACAATAAAATAGCCGTAGACATTTCCGAGCGCCCCGGTGAAATCAAATTCCTGCATCGCGTATGAAGCCGTTTCAACAGACGGGGATCCGGCAAGGGCAATCGACCAGTTTGCTCCGGTGAGAGGGATTGCCGCATATCCATTGCCGGCAGCTTCTGTATAGTTGGCGGCGGTATCTCCCTTTGCCGGGACTTTATTATTTGTAAATAGCTTCAATATCTGGTTCTCCTGAGCATTCTTATTCAATGCGATTCCCAGAAGTTGCGCATCACCAACATTGGGAGCAAGTAATGTCATTTTCAATCCCTCCTAATCTAATATTTTTGCTGTCCCGGATGGAGCAAGCACTTCCGAGGACGCTTCAGTTACAATTGTTTCTCCCTTTGCCGACGGAGATACCACCCTTGCACTGCCGGTCATCGTTATCACACGAGCTTTTGCAAATGGGCAATCAACAACAACTCCAAATTTCATCTTGCCGACATTATGGGCATAGAGAGCATGACCGCTTACATCAATCTCTCCTTCGGTAATCTGTTTCAATATGAATGCAATCTGAGAAATGCCGGCAATATCTAACTCTCCGGATCCGATATAATTAAAGGCTGAAGGCTTTAAGCGATAACTCGCCTGCCCGGAAACAAGCAATCCTCCCTGTCCGATAGCAACAAAATCCTGAAGTATAGTCGCAAGAGCATGTCCGGATATAAAGAGTCCTCCAGAAGGAGAACATGCCAATTTTGCAAGGAATCCCGCTGCCCCTCCGACATTGATCCCTCCCGTCGCAGAACAGACCATCTTTGAAAGATATCTCGGACTCCCTGATATCGTCAGGCCTCCAGATGCGATCTGTTTCATCTTCTCAATTGTCTGAGCTTGTCCGGATACTAACAATCCTCCAGATGCGACTTGTTTTTTTGCAATAGTCGGATTGAGAAGTTTCAGCAATATTTCCTGAGTAACGTTCATTATTCTTCCACTATATCATACTGGGCAAGAAAAAGGTCTGCCCGTATCGGATAACTTTCTCCCTGAGAATTTGTTATTAAATAGTCTCCCGGATTTGCCTGTTCCAATTTATCTGGGCCTCCATTTGGAGACTTTACAGGAATCAGACAAGCAAACGCAACTATCTGGACATCTACTTCCAATGCTTTTCTTACAGCCCTCATGATATTACCTCCGCCCTATACATGACCGTTGAAAGATGACTGTTTACAAATACCAGACTCACTTTGTCTGTCGGAGAATTTCCTGTAGTCATATATGGAATTATTTCAACTCTTCCTCCCACTGCCGCGGCTCCGGACTGAACAGGCAACTGCTTCCATGGCCACATGATTCTATTCTTGATATCAAAACGATACATATTATTTGTTGCATTTAGAATACAATATCCATACATTCCATTCTGATCGAATGGAGCCATATTCCCACAAGAAGCAGTATTGAATGCTGTCTGCTGACCAATATATGCAAGAGCATTTGTCCAGGCTCCTGTCGTACCTCCGGCAATATCAAGCATATCAATCTGAGTGCCGCCTCCTCCCCTGATAGAGTAAATGAAACTATGACGAGATTGTTTTGTTCCGTCTGCATTGAGAACAGGCTCATGAGACCATGATGGAAGATAAAAAGTTCCTGCTCCAACAGCCGAACCCCTCACTCCGAAATAGGGCGTGGAGAAAGCTCCTGTTGTGATCGTATTTGTTCCATTATTGATTGTCGCAGGTGTCGGATTATAAGTATAAATTGTTGTGCCCGCAGCCTGAGCGAAGAGCAATATGACATTCGGATTCTCGATGACATACTTGGCATTGTTTGAAGGCCTCACTCCCCAGTTGGCGCCCAGAGTATAAACAATAAGAGGAGAAGCAGCTCCTGCCGTATGAGACGCGATTGTAGCCCTTTGTCCAACAGCAGTTGGAGTTGTCGTATCTTCGACAATCCTAATCTGGAAATTTCGATATTCATTTGCAAGAATATTATTGTCTCCCCCCGCTGCAGATCCTGTCACTGTTCCAACTCCCACCGCAGATGCCTGTAAACAATACTTTACGATCCCTCCAGTATCGTAAGTGATTGCAGGAGAAGAAGATGTAACAACCAACCCCTCGCCAGGCTTTCTATCATAAGGGACATAGTCTTCATCGAGACAAACCATTTCAGAATCAACCGCGATTGTCAAGGTGGTATTGCCTGCACTTGTCAATGTCTGATAAATCGTATCATAATATCTCAACTGGGTTGCTCCAGCTGTCGTGCCCAACATATAGACCCTGCCCGAATGAATTTCAAATGCATCGCCACTTATGTAGGAATATGAAAGAGGACTATCGAGATAAATTGTAGGACTTGTTCCTGCAGAGTTGCCAATTATCATTCTCTCTTCTATTCTCCCGCAACTTCCCGCATTATTATTCCCGATCATGCGGATTCTATTTCCCGTAAGTTGCCCTGCGATAACCGCAGTAAGAACACTTCCAACGACAATTGAAGTGCTCGTCGAACCGCTGCCCAGTGTTCCCCTGACTCCCTGAGAAGGACAAAATACTGCACACGATCCAGCTCCAAAGGCAGAGAGGCCGGGGTTGCCAACGAATGACCATCCGTCCTGTCTTGGATCATAGGCATTCAATACCGCCGCGGAGACAAGTTGATATAGAAGGGGATGCCTGCTATTATCATTCCTCTTGTCAAAACAAATCGCAGATCCAGCAGCATGAGCGTTAAGGGTTGGTGCAGGTTGTCTCCAACGCGGGTAATCTATTATTGGTTTTACCTTATCAAGTATTGGCATTTTATCCTCCTATGTCAAAATCGCTCTGATATCTGATCCCCACGCGGCATCCATCATCCCGGGGACAAGAGGATCCGCAGGAACTGCTCCATGTTGAGCCACGTTTGTTAAGGTCGCAAGGGTTTGAGCGCCGGCGATTGAAGCCGTGCAGTTCAAGTTTGCAGCTGTCGCCTGAGAAACTTGAAGAGCATTCAAAGCTGCATTTAACCAGACAGGGTTTGAAAGCAGATCAAGCAGAATATGAAGCATAAATTCAAGATTAGTATCTTCACTATCTGGGATGAATGGGTTGGCTAAAGATCCATCTCCCTGAGTACATTGAAAATAATATTTAACTCCATTTGCATCACTCAATTGAATTGTTGGCATTTTTAATTTCCTCCGACAACTGCCTCCCAATCAGTACCGCCAGTACCGACCAATCCAAGTCCTGTATAAGCCCAGACCTTTGCATCCATCCTATTCGGAGATGGCCTTCCGGGCACCCATAAACACATTTCATCTTCGAGATATGGGAAATTGCCTACATGATGATCCTTCCCCTTCTCGGCAAGAGCAGAAACAGGTTCAGCCCTTGTCTGCTTGCCTCTTGACGCATGGACAAGAGTGACGGGGACATTGGGATCAACCTGAGCAATAACCGTCGAAACCATCTCTCCTCCATTGTTAGCTTCTGCCACGATCTTATTCGCCTTGAGATCGTGGTACAAAGCAACAGCGGCCTTTGCCCATGTGAGAGGAGATCCTTGGACAGACGCATCTTTAAGTGTAAATCCTTCTTTCCCTTTCTTGCCTGCTGCAATTATCCCCGCCTCATCACCCGTACTTGTTGCAGAGGGATCGACACCAACCATAATAAGTTCATACTCGCGGGGAAGCTTTTCTGTATCCCATGTCTGGATTCGATACTTCTCGATTGTCGCACGCTTCCAGAGAGAGCCGAGCGCTTCATCAAGATCCTCTGCGAGAATTTCCATTCTATAAGCTTCAGATGTCATATCATCTGCGATCTCGTTTAGAGCCTCTTCACTGAGATGAGGATTGTCACGAGATGTAAAATGGAATGCAGCATATCTGTCTGGCCTTACCTTCTGTAGCGCTGATATCTTTTTAAAGAGCTTTGCGGCATGCTGGGGATCCCGCGCTTTGCTTACCGATCTTGATTGGAGACTCGGAGGGGTGTAAATAAAAACGACATCTCCATTTGTATCCATGAGCATGGGCGCTCCGACATATCCCCATGCATCCTCATTCATTAACTGCCACTCATCGAGAAGCAGCTTGTCTGCATAATCTCCTCGAAGGGTATCTGCATTCCATGCTGTCTTTGCCCGTATCCTATTTTCAGATCGGTCGATTCCCTGTTCCTGCCATTTCTTGAGGATCCAATCTTCCCATTCAATAATGTGATCCGATTCATTTTTGTAGAGATATCCTTTTTCAAGGGGCTCTTCCAATGCCTTGCAAACCGTAAACCAGAATCTCGCAATCTGTTCCTGAGTCGGCGCTGCATACAAGACCCTATAATTAGACATAAAGTCTTCGATCCCCATTATACCGACACCAACAGTCTTGCCTCCTCGCCTTCCGGCTTTAACTATTTTCCGTTTGGCAGGACTGTAAATAAAATCCCGCTGCTTCGGAGTCGGCATCGGGAGCCGGACAATGATCTCCGGAATAGTGCTACTTTGTGTTTGAAGATTTGTAGCAGCGTACTGCATCTTCGAGCTTCTCCGTATATCCGTTCATTTCATTGAGATCATTTGCGAGGATGCCAGTATTGGCGACAAGACATTGAAGATAATCTTCCATTGTCGTCAATGGAATGCAGGGCTTCGTTGCTATGAGCTGAGGAGCAAGGGGATCCCCGCACTTTACAGGCTCATTTGGAACCACCAACTCCTGCCGATGCGCGCACCCTTGTATTAAAAGCAACGACAGTACTATTGGCAACAGCAAACAGATCATCAAGTTTTTTCTGTGTTTCATTGTCGATCACCATCTCCTTTGGCTGGGCTGCAGGGGCAGCGGTTACTATTTGAGGATTTGTTTGGGCAGGCCCGGGCGCCGTGACTGTATGTTTATTAACAATCGTCCATATTTTATCTCTCACGGTATTTGTATTGGCATTGGTCTGCTCTGCCTGCTCGTACTGGGTCTTCACAGCTGCGACATTCTTTTCACAATCGGCAAGATCAATCTTCTCGATAGAAAGGTCTTTCTGGCAACTTTCGAGATTGGCCTTCGTTGTCGCGAGGGTCGTCCTCTGGGTAAGATAGAGGAATCCGGTTGAGATCAGTGCGATGCCCAGAAGAGTCAGCAATATGTTTTTCGGATTTAGATAAGGCGGTAGTCCTAACATGATTATTCTCCTTATGCAAATTTGCTCTGTACGAGAGCGAATAAATACCAACTATCTTCCATTTCAAAGAAATCAAAGACAGCTTCGTTTGTTATGACATCGTGGATCTTCTCAGGAAGACAAAGAAGACTAACATCATTTGAAAGACTCATCAATGCAGCATTCTTATATTCCTGATCGTTGCTAATAAGTTTTATACACCATGATATCGGCTTGTCGTCCGGATTCAACTCCATAAATTTGGCCATCAATTTATCTGCAAAGGCCGTTAACATTATTTCATCCTTTTTCATGACTGGTCTCCTTTCCCTTTATCGTCATTTTGTCGGTGTCCCGGGAGCTGCCGCCGGATCAGGCATTGCAGGCGGAGGCCCACAATTACTGGATGGCAATGGCGACTGCTTTATATAATTGGCAGCTCCTATCAATGCAGACACTCCGCAAACCTTTGCCAGCGATATAAATCCGGTCTCCGTAAAATTAAAGGTAGTAGGCTCTGCGATTAAACATCCTACCCCACCTGACAACCCTGAGATGACCGCAGAGATAAATCCTTTCAACCAGACCTTTGCTTGCTCGCTAAATTTCATGACTGACCTCCTTTCATCTTATATGGATTTATCATTGCCTTTCCAACAACCAAAATTTCTGATTTGTCATCGATGCCCAGATGGATCATTATTTTATTGATCTTCTTTTCAAGTTTGTCAATTCTGCAAACAAGATTGTAATATGTATCTTCCTCCACCTTTTCTTCCTGAAGAACTTTGAGGAAAGGACTGCCGATTTGAACATTCATTCTCTCCTCATAATTATTCAAGAAGGCGCCCGCACCATTCCTCGGCTCCGAATTGAGCATTCTAAAAAACCCTTCATTGACCTTTTTATTCTCATCTGGACTTGGCATCTCTGACCTCCTTTTATGAAATTGCCATTGGTTGACAATAGATAACTATCTGGACATCTTGCCCCAGCACCGGATTTAATCCTATCGATGAAATCGAATATGCGACACCGGCAATCGATACATAAACTGCAAGGTCTTTATTATTGAACTCATTTAATGCCTGCTGGATATCGCCTATTGACATTGTATTTGCTGTTGTCATGATAATTCCTTTTTAAAAAATGGAGAGGGAATGTCGTGACCTAACCCTCGTTGCGGACGATAGTTTAGTTTGTTTCACACCCTCTCCTTTTTCGTTAGCTTGTCATCACTTTTCTTTGCGCCGTTACTTCTTTAATGTCGCCGCAATATCTTTTGCTTTCTGTTCTGCATCAACCACCTTGTCTGCTACTGCTGTCGCCTTGTCGGCTGCTGCGAGAATCTTCGCCTTGTTATTTCGATAGACAAAAACTCCAACAACGGCGAGAATCAAAAGAACAATCACAATTGCAATGATGACCTTCAATGTTACCATATATTCACCTCCCTATGCCAATATTCCACCAGCAGCTGTAAATGCTGCGAGTAGTTGAGTGATCTTATTCATGTGCTGATCTTTATATCCTGCACCCGGGAAACTTGCCCAGAGATGCGCGACCTTTGGAATAGCAGATTCGATATTGCCTGCATCGATATCCGGCAGTGCATGACATTCTCTTATTTGCTGGATTGTGACTGCATCTTGATTTTCAGGAGAAAAATAAGGAGCTTGCAGATTGAGGCTCTTCCGATAAGAATCGAAAATATGTCCAAGCGCCTGATAACGCCCGGCAGCACTTGAGGGAATATCCGTCCCGTCTCTGCGATGAATATGCTCAACAATATGGGGATGATCGTCGTAGTTCGCGATCAGGATAATGTTATCCGGGGTACTGCCGACCTCGACATTATATCCATCATCAGATCCGGCGAGTATCCTCTGGCCTAATTCCGAATCTGCAATCATGTCTAAGAAGGCATTTCTATTTCCTGTCTGTGATCTTGACATTTTATATTCCTCCTCCATCTGAAAAGTCTTCAGTCCATCCTCTCATAAATCTGCCTCTCAAATCCGGCAGAGTAAATTTTTCTGGAACAAACCTATATGAAGAACAGATGGCTGCATACAACTCCGGATATTCCTCCTTACTAAGTATCTCGCCTCCGTGCAAATCCTCTCCCTTCATCTTCTCTCTCCATATCTTCCTTCCTCACTTTATGAGGACAAGGTTTATCTGGCTCTTTACAGGGCTCGCCTGTCTTCTTGCAATATGTCTGGTCAGTATAGACATATATGATTTTCATCTATGGCTTGAACCACTCAAGAGAACACTTATTATTCGCCGCTGCGATCAATCCTATATATGTCGCCGATCCGATAGATAAGAAGCCGGGTGGATTCAATATTGAACTGGAGCCATCTGTTATGGCAGCTCCGGGGACAGCGGCGGCTGCTCCCACATTCACCCAGACATCGCCAGTACATTTTATTTTTACAAGAGTCGTCGTTCCCTGATATGGAACATAATGAACTACCGCTGCTCCGCCTGTCAGGACTTCCGCATCAACAAATCCCGGAGAGACATATCCATCAAGAAATACTTGCGCTCCATCTGGGACAGCCTTGACCGCTTTCATCGAAGTCAGAGCGCCGGCATGAACAATCCCATATGAAACCAAAAGGCAAATCAAAATTATCCACAACATTGTCCCAAATCTTTTCTTCATGATCTCTCCTCCTTCTTCCCGAATGTCTCGTCATAATGATTTAGATAGTTGTCGTTAGCGACCTTTGAGCACTTCCTGCCGATCCTTTCCCTTATAAGCCTTTCCCTATTGGCGGCAAGCTGCTTTTGTTTTGCCTTTGTAAATCGATCATGCCCTTGTTGCCATTCTTGCATAATTAAAACTCCAAAGCTCTTTTCAACACAATATTCTTTTCCTCAGGCTGCTTCTCTTGAATCTCCATCGGAACTGATGGATCCTTTGATCTATAAAGGAAAACATTCCCTCCAGGCTGAGGCTGAGTAAAAAATTGCACCAAGTCATCTTTCTTAAAATATTCGACAAACTCGCCCCATGTATATTGCGGACTAATACCCATAATATGCCCTTCCTTCTTTGCCTTTTTTGATTAGGCAGATTCCATTCCAGAGATTACATTCCTCTATCGGCTTGTTATAGGTCTCTTCAAAGATGATATGATATTCGGGATTGTCTTTAAGGAACCATCTCGTCGCAGTCTGGACATGGAGCCAAGACCAATCGTCAATAATAATAATTGAGCCTTCTCGAAGGAAGCGTTTTGCAAGGGTAAGCCCATAATACTGGCTATCCTCTCTGTGGTCTGCGTCATAATGATACACCCCTATTGATTGTTTGTGAATCTGCTGAAGATATTTTTGATACCCCATCTTGAAGAATTCGACATTCTCGAATGGCTCGATATTACGCTCCAGATCATCGATCCCGTCAGTCTGGGAGAAATTATCAACGCCGATGCAACGCTTTTGAGGATTGCCTATTGCACCGGCGAGGAGGGAGAAACCATGCCACACACCAACATCAAGATAACAATATTGCGGATTCATCTTTTCGACCAGCCAGTTTATAATTGAGGCGACTGCATATGTCGAGTATTTCTGGACATGCTTGAGCTGGAAGACTCTCTGGAATCTTGGTTCGTCTCTATATATCTTTTCTATCTCTTGAGAGTTCATTTATACCCCACCCTCACTTGTAATGGCCTTCCTTGCATCATTGCTCTTTCCCATAATTCTTCGTTGGTAATTTTTATATCGCAGCGGATATAATCATCAACTTTTCCGGCAGAGAGAACAATTGCCGTCTCTTCATCCTGATCGAGAAGGGCTTCAAGTTCTGCGATTGTCAATTGTTGCTTTTTCATTTCCTACCTCAAGGATCTGAGTACATCTTCTGTTTCTTTTGTTGACAAACTTTCTGCCATACACATTTCCCTGATTTGCTCTTCTATCTCTCTGCTTGAAGGGCGATCCTGCGAAAAATAAACCGTTGTCTTCATTCTGAGTAATTTAAAATTCCCGGCAGGATCACTTCCCCAAAGAGCAACAACTACCTGATCCCTTTCCTGGCCGCGATCAACCCCAGCAAGAAACTGAGGAGGCTTACCCGGATCCCAATGACGAGGAGACCCTCCTTCTTCTGCTCTAAGTCTTCCATAAGTGATAGGCTTTTCGTGATAATCCTCGATCTCTTTTTTCTGTCTCTCTATCTCTCTATCATAATAGTAGAGGATTTCTTTTGTGACACTCATAAATATTTCAGCCGGAACCATCACGCATTCAATACTATCTCTTTTAAATCCTGCCAATCCTATCTCTTTTACCCCCTTCTGAAGAGACTGCCTCCTTCCAATAAGAGTATCAATCCTCTCCACCTTCTCCGCCAATTCTTTTATTATCTGGATTTTCATTGCCTGGGTTCTCCTTTTATTATTGATTCTCTGAAACGATTGACAGGTTCTGAAATCTCTTCTTCGTCGTATTCCCTTCCTCCTTTAAAGGCTGGGATTGCCGCAGTCCCAAAATAAACATAATTTTCGGGGACATCTCTCGGATCTACGATCCTGTCATTTGATTGCAAGACAGTAAGATTCCCGACATCAATCTCGACCATCCATTCCACATCTGGATTATTTGGATCGCTGAATGGTTCCGGTTTAGAAGCCACTCTAAATATCGTTTCATCAAGGAGAGAAACTAATTCAAGGGTGTCGGGGAAACGGAATCTGACAATATCTCCTTCAGCCATTTCTTGAAAAGGAATCACCAACCATAAATCCTTATCTCTCCTCTTCTCTACGATATATTTCATAATCCGTCCTCTCTCTTTGGTATCGGGCGATTCTCATAAATAACTTTGAAAATGGCAGAGCCCCTCCCTTCTCCATCTGTCAGTTTCAACTGGGAAGAGTCTCCATACTTCTTGGGCCTCAGCTTGGCTGCAATCCATTTCCTCGTATCAGCCCGCAATCTGCTCCTCTGTATATTCTCCCCATCAACAACGATAAATTTGGATCCGTCCTTTCTGGTCTTTTCCATGTAATCATTTGTCCCGTCATCCGATATGTCTATCAACTCGTCAGCCAGGCATTCTGCCTGCTGCTCACGGGCTGTCTCGTATCTCTCTAAAAACCCCTTCTTGAAATCAGATTCCTTCCACAACCAATTCATCACAGTTGCGTATGTCGGCATGTCGTCTTGTTTGCACAGACTTGTAAGAGATTTCCCTTCACTCAGCCATTGACATATCTTGTTTGCAAGCTCCTCTGAGTATAGGGAAGGTCTGCCATTTTTCTTTTTCTCCTCTGTTTTGGTTTTGGATTCTTTCTTGGTTTTCTTTTTGATTTGAGGATCCTCTTCCTCATCGATGAAATTATAAACTACTTCGATATCTGTGCTACTCATGATTGTCTCCCTATCTATATAAACGATTTTCCCTCGTCTGTAAATTTATTATTTGGTATGGCAGAAACCTGATTTTTCCTCTGTTTTCGCCGGAAACAGCTGTTTTTTAAAGGATTTTTAAAATATATTGAGCTAACTATGTGATATTATATACAATCTTTTTTCGTTTGGGATGCAGAATTATGTTGACATGAACATCTCAATATCATATATTTAGGTCAACAAGACAGAGGGATCAAGAAAAAAACAACATGCACATAATCAGAGAGAGGCGATCCAACGCCGATCCTGCCAGAAGGTTGGCAGGGCAACATCAAGTCTTGATCTGAGGGATGACTGGAAATCTCCCATGAGGTTATTAGATCGAAACCCGGTTAAATCCGGGTCTGCTGTTAATGACAGCACTGATGAGATCAAAATAAATTTTGGAGGAAAAGATCATGAAAAAATATTCTCAGGAACAATTGAAAGAAGCGTTTAACAAAGTCAGCAATAAAAAGAACTGGAAAAACCGGATAAACTCAACAATTTCTTCAAAAGAGAATCTGGACCTGATTGCAGAGGCAATCATCCATTTTACCGGATCATGTCCATTATTTATCAACAAGCCAAACGGCAAAATCAGAGTAACAGCCGCCGGTTATTACTTAACAATCGGAGCATAACTTAGGGAGGAAAATATCATGACAGGATTTGCGGCAATGATGGGCGGTTTAGTTATTTGGATAATCATTTTCATGCACGCTTGTTTAAGAGAGGGAGGAAGATAATCATGAAGACAAAACTTACAAAAAAGACGATCGATCAATTAGCGGCATATCTCTTCGACAAACTCGAAGATTCATGGACAGATGACATCACAGAACTTTTGATGGATTACAATTATGATCTGGATAAGCTTAGCCACCAGACATGCAAGAGCCTGATTTACACCGAGCTGAAAAATCTGATGGACAAAGAAATCAATAAAAAAGAAGATTATGAAAATTCCTGTGTTGTATGCGGTCAATTCTTATTCCACAATGAAGCCTACAAAAAAACAAATAAGGGAGATTTTTGCAGCGAAGAATGTTTCAATAGTCTCTCATGGAGAGAGATCCAGAAGATACATGAAAAACTATAAAATGAACAAATAACTCAGACAAAACTTAAAGGGAGAAAAGCCATGAAAGGAACATCAGAATTGATATTCGGTATCAAGAGCGGATATGCTTATTTTTACATTGAGACTCAAGAACCAAACAAGACAGTCCAAGATGTCAAAGACAGCCTCGAAGAATATTTCAAGGCAAACACCAACGGCACGAAATATCGGGTTGCCGTTTGGGATTATGAGTCGACAGGAGACAATGGGCAGAGCAAGTACAACAATCCAAAAGAGATGATTAACCTCCTCGAAAATATCAGAGAGGAGAGAGACCAGATCGAAGCCGGGCAAATCGTGATCGCAAAAAACTATAACTGGTTTGTCGTCGATCAATACGGCAAGTCAAATAAAGAGACCGTTGCATGGCTGCTAAACAGATCGACGAAGTTTTCATCTCCCGAGTATCGCAAGATACTTATCATCGTCGGAGAGGAAAGCTTCGATAAAGCGATCCCGTCTATTCTCAAGAGGGAATTTGCAAAGGTCAGCTACGACCTGCCCGATGAAAAAGAGATCGAGACCCTTTATCAGTTTATTGTTTACTCGGCAAAGGGAAATCCACAGTTCAAAGAGCCAGATACCAAAGATAAGCAGAGGATCATTGCCGGCGCGAAAGGTCTGAGCAGCGCAGAGATCATCAAAGTTTTCTCTTACAGCCTCGTCAAGAATGCTGGATACTTTGATCCAAAGACAGTCGAGGAATTGAGGGCTGAAGAGATCAACTCAACACCCGGATTAAAGATTGGTAAGTATACAGGCAAGCTCACTGATCTGATTGGCTTCGAGATTGCCAAAGAATTAGCCGATGAGTGGAGAGATGATCCAAATGCAAAGGGCATGATCTTTGTCGGCCCTCCAGGGACTGGCAAATCAAGATTCGTTCAGCTGCTCGCCGCGCATTACGATACAATGTGCATCGAGTGGGAATTGGCGCAGATGCAAGGTGAAGGTCTCGTCGGGCAGAAAGAGAATGCCTATGCGAAATCAATCGCAGTCATCACAGCCAATGCAAATCCATTAAATCCGATTTATGTCTTCATCGATGAACTGGAAAAAGGATTAGCCGGAACATCAAAGATGGGAAGACAAGGTGGTGGAGATAGCGGATCGACAGACAGAAGCAATTCACTGCTCCTTAAATTTCTGAGCAATCGGATCCCGGGAATAATTGTCTTCGCGACCTGCAACGATATCTCCTCTCTGCCCGCTGAATACTTACGGGCAGGCAGGTGGGATACAGCTCCGATCTTTGTCAATCTGCCGAACATCGCAGAGAGAGAAGCGATTCTCAATCATCACAAAAAAGTCTACGGTCTGCCTGCAAAGGCATGCCCGAAAGTAGATACAGAAGGGTGGTCGGGAGCAGAACTTGAGACTTGGTGCAAGCTCGCAGCTAAGAAGATTTCAAAAGGCAAAGATGCCAACGACGCCGATCAGCTCATTCTTCCCATAAGCAAAACTATGAAGGAAGATATCGATTGGTTGCTTCAATGGAAGGAAGGCAGGACAGTCCCGGCATCAAAGGCAATGGTCGTCGCCGAAAAGAAATCTTCCGGTCGCAAACTTGATATGTAATCAAACAAGGGCAGGTCATCCCTGCCCCTTCACAAAACTTAGAGGAGGAACAGAATATGCCTTGCTACGAGATAAGAACAGCAACAGTTCAATTCAGAGTTGAGAATATTGATATCCTGAAAAAGGCTTTGGAGAAACAAGGACTCGGACATTATATGAGAAGCGATGGATATACAATCGTCGCAAATAGCGGTGGATACAACTCTTTTGTCATCGATCTCCGAAACGGGATGCTGCAAAGCACAAGCATGAATGACAGAGAACTTGCAGACTTCTCCAACTCGCTCAAGAGGACATATAGCGAGTGTGTCATTGATGAGATCAGCGAAGAGGATCAGTGGTTCAAAAATCAGCTGGACGAAAATACTTTCCAGCTCCAAAGATTTTAAGGAGGTCAATCATGGCAGATAGCATCACATTCAAAATATTGGAAGACGGAACGATCGTTGTCACGACATCTGAGATCAGCAGCGGCAATCATATGTCGGCTGACGAGCTTCTCACAAAGATGGATAAACTTATGGGCGGCAAGGTCACTATTGAAGAGGATCCAGATGCCGATCACGGGGCTCACGATCACGATCATGCACATTCTCACTAACCAATAACTTACAACTCATATAAAAAGGAGAACAATCATGAAAGAAGAAATTCAAGATTTAGGAAAAGTGGCGGTACTGGCTGACCTTACCATGACAGAGTTTGGTGTCAATAAACATGACAAAGAAGCTTCCGATGAACTTACAACGAGAAAGCATGCCGATGAGACCAGCGCCCGGGTAATCAAGAAGCTCTTGACAGATGCCGGACCTCTCCATTATACTCAAAGAAAAATGCTCAAGATGTTTTATTCCCTGACCGTTCCATGGACAAAAGGAGTCCGGATGCTGCCCGTCGCCAACATGGAGAAACTTAACAAAACCCATGAAGAGCTTTCTCAGGAATTGAAAGACAAATTGATAGACTTTAAACCGAAGTATCAAGAGGCGGTCTTTGTAAAGGCGAAGGCATCGCTGGGCGATCTCTGGGATGAAAATGATTATCTGAGCTTCGACGAATTCGCGGCAAAGTGGTCGATCCAGATTGATTACTTCCCGGTTCCTAATAGCGGGCATTTTGTAATCGAAGCAAACAAAAAACTTCTCGCAGAGGTCAGGAAAAACTTAGTCGGCTCGATCTCTGATCGTTACGGCAATATCTCCAAGGATCTTTGGAAGAGATTGGCAGAGGCGGTGAAGACAATCGTTGATCGCCTGAGCGCCGATAGAATGAGATTTCAAGAAGATAAGGCTGTCATGTCAGGCCTGCGCGATTTGATCTCGTTGCTCCCGGTTCTCAATATCTCCGGAGACAAAGCCCTCACGGAAACTCTGGGCGAGGTAAATTTGAAGGTGGCAAGCATCTCTGATACAGACCTGCAAAATGACAAGACGAAGACGAAGGTCGCCAAAGTAGCGGAGAAGCTCCTTGAGCAGATCAATACTTACATTGATACACCACTCAAGAGAGATATCCAATTCTAACTCAAAGATCGAAACCCGGGATAGAATGCCCGGGTCTGCTGTTAATGACAGCACTGATGAGATCAAACAAAACTTAGAGAAGAGAAAGGAGGAGATATGAAAGACCTGATGGATCACGAAAGGAAAAGATTTCAAGAAATGACTACCGGACAGCTTCTTACCCGTCTCAACAAAATCACAAAGACAGATAAGCTCAGAAGCTTCATAAAAGCAGCTGAAGTATTTGGATACCCTGCATTGGCAAGAGCTGCAGAGAGAAGATTGTCTTCACTGGGAAATAAAACTATTAAAGAGTCTCTGGATACAGATCGCAGACGATATGATGCAAGAAAATTATCGGATGGGAAGCCTCTCCGAAAAACTTCCCGAACTTTACAAGACATGGCAAACAAACGAAGGGATTTAAGACCGGGTGAATATCCTCCCTTTATACCTCAAAAGAAACCAGACAAACCGAAACCACAGGAAGGGCATCTAAAAAGAGCCCTCGATTTTTAAACTTAGAGAAAGGAGACAATCATGCCAACATTAATTGACTACACAGATTTTGTCCTTGACATCGCCAATCAAAAGAAAACACTTTACATCCCAAAAAACGAAATCCGAAAAATAATGGAGCCTATTTTTAAAGAAGAAAAGATTCCCTTTGTAGAAAGCGCTTTTGACAAGGCATATAACGAACTGGGCGATCTTGCCGAAGCACTGAGAACAGAAGGGTCAGCCTGAAAGGAGGGCAAGACAAATGCATTTGATTCATGAAGCAACAGTAAAACATCCAGATGGCGTGATTGATATCTCTCTATTTGTCGTTAAAGAGCCAGACAATATTAAGAGATATACCTATCATCTCAAATCGGAATATATTTCCCGCAGGTTTGAGATGTATTACAAGAAGGGAAGAGGACTGCATGGCACAGCTCTTGCCCTTCTCAACAAACATAAAATAAAGGAGGAAGAGAAATCATGAAAAAGAAGTCAACAAAAATCATAGTGAAAAAGATCGAGATGTATGAAGTCGAAGATCAACTCAATCCGGCAACCCTACCAATAGGCGATATGCTCCGATACGATCATTGCTATCATTGTGATGATTACCCGGGAGTTGTCGCCTATATCAACAACAAGAAACCAACAATTGCGAGATGGTCAAGTTTCTTGCAAAAAATAACTCCTATCGGTCAGGCAAGATTCATCGATCCAGCCAACTGGTATACTTACACAATCAGCCCGGGAGGATTGGCCAAAGAGATGATGAATGAAGAGACAGACTTTCTCGGCAATCCAATCCAGTGGGAATTCAAATGCACTGCCGGAGTAGAGAAGGTCATCGAGTTAATGATGAAGATGAATCGCAATCTCAAAAACTTTGTAAAGGAGACTTTGGAATCATGAAACGAATCTACCAATTAACCAAAACAAGCTATCACTGGGAAGTCCTTAAAGGCGAGAACTGGTTTCAAAAGGGCAAAACTACGAGACTCTAAAAGAGGCAAGAGAAAACAAGCCAAAGAAAAACGGTGAAGAGTTGAGACTTGTCCGCGTCGATGAGGATTTAATCTGCTGGGAAATAACCTGAGGGAGGCAGAGATGAAAACTGAATGGATCAAAGCCCCATGGCATTTGCATCTTGCTATGATTAAAGCAACTGGAGGAAAAGTAATCCGCAAACAAGACATCTATCAAATGAAGCTCAAAATTAATAAAGGAAAAGGATAAGGAGGTAAATTATGGAATTGGCAATAGGAGTGATTTTGCTTATCGGAATATCCTTTTGGTTGGGTTGGCAATTTAGAAGAACATGGGAAGATCACAAACAAGAAACAAAAACTTTGATTGATAAAGAAAAATGCAATGAGCTTGAAGTCATTCATCACACAGATAATCTGGATGTCTATGAATGCATCAATTGTGGAGCCCTTGCCGACGATGATCCCGATCTCATCGTCCATTACAAAACTTGCAAAAAAGGAGAGTCAAAGAAGTGGGAAAAATTCTACGATCAGGAGGGAATAGATAATGCCAAGGATTAAACGAGTTGTGCAGGGATCATATATCTCTGTGGATGCAAAAAAAGCCTTGCAAAGAGAGGCAAAGCGAAATAATATATTGCCTGCCACCTACGCTTCTGAAGTTCTTGAAAAGGAAGCCCGGAGAATTATCAGGCGGGAAAAGTGCGGTATCGAAACTCATTACTTACCACCACGATAAGGAGGCCAGACCATGACAAAAACAACAGGACTCAATGAAATCCCCGTTGCAGAAGTTCGAAATCCAATCCCGGAAAGATATCAGATCCACGACACAATTGCAGGGCAAAGAATCTACGACTATCATCTCTTTGATTATATCAAAGAAGAAGATGGAACTTATTTCCTCGCCGCCTCCGAAGACAAAAAGGGATTCATCAAACTAAAAGAAAAACTT